GTACTTTGTTCTCTCTTGCTTGCGCCATGCATAAACAAGGATTTGGATCAGCCGACATAATGACTGAACTGGAATCCGCCGACAGAGATTGGGGAGGCAAGTTTGCCAACCGACCAGATGGCAGAAAACGTTTGTGGGAAACTGTAGTTCGTGCCCAACGGTCAGTGAGAGGAATGGAAGAATGACTAAAGCGCACACAGTAATAATAAACCGCAGACCGAAAGTAAAAGCACGACCTCGTTGGACAAAAAAAGGGCATGGGTTTACTCCCAAGACAACGATGGAAGCAGAAGATTATGTGAAACAGGCGTGGGAAGAACAAGTAGGAGAAACTTTAGATTGTCCTGTGGAAATAACTTTACGCTATTCCCCCACAGAGACAGTCTTAACTGTGCTAGAGTCTCCTCATGACGCTAAAACGTTACGAGGGGACTTAGACAACTATGTCAAATTAACTTTAGATGCTCTAAACAAAGTCGCATGGGTGGACGACAAACAAGTCGTCCGCATATCGGCAGTAAAGGTAGATGCAAATGACAGTACGGATTGAATTAGAACCGTGGGAATATGAGCACGCTAGCCAAGTAGGTATCCGGCGTTACGCTGAGAACTGGGGCAAAGCAGATGCCAAGCATTACGATCATTTCCGCATGGAAGATAACCGCACAGCACAAGTAGCAGCAGCAGTTTGCGAACTCGCTGTAGCAAAAGCAATCAACCAATACTGGGGTGGTCACGTTTGGTCAGGTAGTAAACACAAACAATACAAAGACCTGCCAGATGTGGGAACCAACATAGAAGTTAGACGGATACGCACCAGCCCCGATGCGGCTGTGCGTAAACGTCAATTAGGTAAAGGGCTTATCCTTTTCGTAGCGCAACCAGAACCACCGGAACTACGCAGCATAGATATTTTAGGCTGGATAGATCACGATGAAGCGTGGGAAAAAGGAAAACCGTCAAGTTATGCGCCAGACTCCACAAGGAATATCGCATCAACTCTGTTAAAAAGCGTCACAGAATTTGAGGGATATAACAAAAATGGACAATGGCAAGAAGAAAAGACCTAGTAAAAAACTTTACAGACGAAGAATTATCAACAGCCGGAGCGAAAACACACCGCTATGAAACAGAGTTAGAACAACTCATGGTGCTTGCACCCGGCGACCAACCTTTAATCAGCACCATAGAAGCAACCTCCGATCTTAAAGAAGCAGTCGGAGAAGCAATAGATAACCTACCTGAAGAAGATAGATTCATATTCAACCTAATATTCGTAGCGAATCTCTCCTTACGGGTCACAGGAAAGATAGTCAACATACCTAAAACATCTCTAGCACGACGCAGAGACAAGATCAGGCGCAGACTCATGTTAGACCTAAGCCAAGATAAAAGAGTTCAGAGATGGATGTACAGAGACTTTTAATAATCCTCTAAAGAATCCATAATGTGGCGAATCATCCCCATCAAAGAACCAGCCCACATTGCAAACGTGGCTGTAGCCTCTTCAACCCCATCCAACCCTGCATAGTAAGCGGCTAATAAACCGTCAGCCTCATCTGGATCAAAGACAAGAAGTAAGCCAAGTTCACCATCCTGAGTGAACTTGGCGTGAACCCCATCTCTAGTATCAAACAAGTGAGATTCGGTGGCTAAATCTTTGAAGATTTCCTCACCGAGATACGAGTATTCCTCGCACCATTCATCCCATTGTTTATCCATTAATCAACCAGAGAAGCAGAACCCTTGGTTCCAGCCAAACGTGCAGCAGCAGCACCTTTCAAAACTGAAAGAGCAGCAGACACGCCAGCCATAACAATCATTTTCCATTGGTCTACACCAAGGTCAAGGAAAGCGTTAGTACCCATAGCACCAACAGCGGCTTGAACAAATGTTGCCCCTGTTCTCTCAGCGAGATCTTTATAATCCATTATTTCTTCTTTCTTTTTCTTGCTTTAGCAGCAGCGGCTTTACCCTTAGCGGTGTAAGGATATTTTTTTCCAGCAACTCTTGGCATTTTTCCTCCTGTTTACCATTTCGTTTTATTAGCCCAATACGCAGCAGACATTTTTCCTTTAGAAATGTTCTTCGCATGACGAGCCTTAAACGATTTTTTTCTTGCTTTTTCTTTAGCGGATGTAGGATTTTTACCTGCACCCTTAACTCCCTGTTGTCCAAAACGAATTGTTTTAATTTGATCGCCTTCTTTAGCGACTACAACATGAGACTTTGTGGCATGATTAGGTGTGCGTTTAGGTTTGTTATACCCAGAAACGCCTGCTCTTGCTAACCGTGGATCTTTTTTAGCAGCCATAAATACTCCTAGTTAATTAAGGCATCCCAAGTAGCAGGACCGACAATCCCGTCTACTTTAAGTTTTTTACCTGTGTTAATAGATTCTGAGTCTTGGAATTTCATAACGGCAGCCTTTGTGCCTGAACCAAAAATCCCATCCACCCCTGCACCTTTACGAGAACGACTCTTATTTCGTGCTGTGTTAAATCCCTCTTGTTCTAAGTAAAGTTGAAGAACTCTGACGTGTGGCCCTTTGTTACCTTTTCGTAACACAAACCTGCGAGCCTCAGCGACAGCCTCAGCAAAAATCTGCAAAGGAGTTTTAGGTTCCATCTGAGCAGCGTCTAACGTTTCATCTCCTGAAACGGCAGGAGCGTCAAACCAAACAAACTCTGAACCCTGCACACGACCCGGACATACATGCCACCACTCACTAGGAACCGTTTTTACACAGCCGTACTCCGCTGCGATACGGTTAACTTCCTCCGTAGACAGCCCCTTACCTGTGATCCTTAAATCAACAGCGTAACCGTAACCACCGAAAGCCTCCTGAGCCATATGGTATGAGCCTCTCATACCATTGGACATGCGTCTGTTCGGGTTCGCAGCGAGGTTCCCTCGGCCTGCCTTGTACTTGTCATATAAGGCTTGCTGCTGGGCTAGCGTGCGTACGCCGCTGACAATCTTTACACGACCAGCGATACGGTTATCTTTAAAAAACTGGTTCAAACGATACTTAAACTTCGGATGCAGTTCTTCTGTACGCACCCACTTAGAAGTTACTGGCAAATTAAAATCCATATTATTTTCCAAACGATCTAGGGGAATGATGATGATTAGCCAAACCCATTTCTCTCAAAGTTTCAGCAGATTCAGCGGCTTTCGCTGGAACTGCGTCAGGTTGCTCAGTTTCTTTTTCTTCTTCCATATTATAACAGGCTCCTCTGTCCCGTGTCAGCGCTGTCTAAAACGAATGTCTCGTTCATCACGCCACTCTTTATCGTCTTCAATCATTTGACGAATCACCTGCATCCTTTGCTCGTACGGTGTGTTAATCCTAATGCTTAAACCGCCTAAAGTAGAAGTAAGAGTTTGAATCATGCGTTCTTGATAACGGCTTTCATTAGGGATCATACGCCGGAGACGGCCTATGTATGGCATCAAGCCATCCATAACCGCTATGCGGGAATCCATCATCTTCCATTCCCCCCTATTATTTTTTTCTGCCCACCCGATCATGTTTAATGCAGGCATTAACCCCGGTATTTTTTCCCACGGAGTGGGAACCTGCTGGTAACGACCAGTGTAAGGGATGCCTTTAAAGAACTGTTTACCTCCCCAATACTCCAACGGGACTTTAATCATCGGAGAACCAGAAGAAAGAATGTGTTGAGCAGCATCAACAAACCCGACACCAGTAGGGTCAAACCTTAACAAATCTTGGAAAGGAAGATCAGGTACGGAGTAAACCTGACTTCCACCGATACTGAAAGGTAAACGGAAACCAAAAGGTTCCAAGAAATAACTAGGCACATTACCTTCTTCTTCAGTTCCGTATTCCAAATTACGTTTAATGCTAAGTAACCTGTTGTAACGTTTCGGGTTAGCGGCCAGTTGAGAAATTTGAAGAGGTAAGTTGTTACGTGACCAAGTATAGAAAGGGAACACACGTTTCATTGCGCCGCTTTCAAAAGAAGATAAGTTGCCGTAATTAAAATGCAGTTTGTAAATGCTTTCTATAGCGTCATCTAAAGTGCCGCCGATTCGCATAGCATGAACACCAGTAGCGAGCCTTAACATTTCCTCAGCGAACGTGTTAGCGTTACGAATACTAGAATACAAAACAAACTGAGCATCCAAAGGATTAAGGTTTACTCGCCAACCCTTAGCGGCACCATTCTTCGTACCTAGAATCCATTGCAGTTTACGGTCAAGTAAAAGATTTCGTTCAACAGCAGAAGCAGCCTGACCACCCGCATGAGCACCCTGCTGAACCAACTCAATAGCAAACTTGACTTCTTCAGAAGGATTCTTTATTGCTTTTAATCCAGCCAACAAATCGCCTTTACCTAAACGATATGCTTTCTCTATCATCTTACCAGTTTGCAAAGTGGCAGATAGTGGGATGTCGTCTACCCACATGTTAAACATCCCACCCATAATGTTACGAGTAACGAACCCCGGAGTAGCCACCATCTGTGCTTTCATCCAATTATGAACTCTGTCGTAATGCTGCAAAAACCCTTTGACCTGTTGCCGATCATTCATCTTCTGTGCTGCTAACAGCGCATAAGTGACTTGATCGGCAAACTCTTGATCTCCAGAAATTCTCCACGGACCCCACATTCTTTGCTGCTCATTGAAAAGAGCCTGAATGTCATCTATGGAAATATTTTTTATATCAAAATCTCCTTGACCTAAACCATTTAAATTGTATAAATCGTTTTCAGTTTTAGCGAAACGTTTTACAACAAGTTCTTCATGCGTTTGGATTTTCCGAGCATCGTTCATCAAAAGTTGAGTTTCTAAATTTTCTTTATTAGCCATCATTTGATACAAAGATCTTTGCCCCTCAGCATACTGCTTACCAGCAGCACCAGATCTTTGCTGCCAGTACGCTTCGCTCTTAGCGAACTCAGCATGTCTTTTTTGCAAGTACAAAAGTTTTTCAGTTTGGTCATTCAAAATCCTGTCTAACGCACCAGCGTATGCTTTACGAGCGGCAGGTAACTTAGCGTCAATTTCTTTCACCAACGTAGACAACTCAATAAGATCTTCTATCCTTGTTTCTGGTCGTAGCGATGTAAGCAATTTTCCTTCTTCAGAGAAAATTGCCGTACGAGTCATTCGCGCTGACTCTAATTGTTTAAACATATTGTGTATGTCATCTAAAGTAGGGTTGCCTCCTGTTGCTCTTGACAACGATATGAAACTTTCTTCAAAAGAAGGAACCCTACTCGGCAATCTTCCGGCAGTAGAAAACAACGAATCTATTGTCGCTGAAAAAGGAGTTTGAGAAACAACAGGACTAACCGCACCAGTAGCGCCGACAAAAGGAACACGTGCGCCGGTAACGCCACGTAAATTATTGACAGCATCAATAATTTTCTGTAAATCTTCCGGTGCTTTTGTAAACAATTCCTTAGATAAAACACTCTGAGAAAATTCGTGGTGTATCACAGATTCAAGTTCTTTAAAATCAGGAACCCAATCAGATGGGTCTGCTACTCCACGACCTAAACGTGTAGAAATTGTAGAACCAGTTAACAAGTTCGCTTTGGTGGCAACAACGTCCGGTATTTTTTTACCGTCTTTAATAAACCACAGGCCGTTCTGCTGGTTGGGTATCATTCCGGCTGCCTCGTATTGGGCATGAGACAAAGGTTCACGCCTAATAAATTCCACAGAATCCCATTGATTATAACCTTGCAGGTCAATCCAACTTTGTGCGGTCATAGGCGTATATGTATTAGGACCAGTATTTGCCCTGAAACCAGTTCTACCGTAATTGTTGTACCGCCTGTAATCCATATTCATTCTACGCTTAATAACGTTTACAAGTTCTGTTGTGAAATTTATTTCTTCCAAGTAGTCTCGCAATTCCCGTCTTGCAAGCAATGTTGACTCATCAAAAATATCTTCCGCAAAGCCAGATATTTGAAAGCCAGATTCAAAAACTTCATCGTCCCATGCTTCATTCCATAATCGTTGAAGTTTAAAAGGATCTTCTGGGTCTAATGTAGAAAGCCAACTTACCCCCATTCTAGGAGATGTTATATCTTGTAAAGCAGACCAAACATCTTCCGCCTGCTCTGCGTTCATACCCACAGGGTCTGTTCTAAGTAAGCGTTCTTCAATATCTCCAAAAAAATCTTCAATAGGTCTCATGTTAATTTCTAACTGAGCGTTACCTTTAGCGGACTGTTTAAAAACATCCGTTGGTTCAGGAAAAATTGAGTCAACTTCTATCCCGCCTCTTAAGGCTGGAGGTAAATTGCCGTCTAAAGAAATTAAATTTTTCCAAAACAATTCCGCTGTTTCAGATTCAACGGTTGCAGTTAAAACTCTTCCCGACATATCAGCGTGCAGAAGAACAGTATTGTTCATCCATCGCCCCACAATGCTCATAATCCTTTGTGACAATTCTGATTCGGGGATTCCGGTTTGCATAGCGGCATCAGAAACTACGCTACCAAGGCGTGTATCACCTGCTACAGACCATGATACTTCAACTGGGTTTTCAGTAAGAGGAATTAGTGCCCCATGTTTGTCTTCAATCATTGACCAACCTATAGAATGATCTTCAAAATCGGCAGTCACTGATACGTAAATTTTAGTTTCTTCTTTAAGTTTTAAAGCATCTTCAGAAATTTTCTGCAATTCCGCAGCACGAGGGTGACTAGCAAAACCATTTAACGAATCCAACTGTTCCCTGCTTCTGGGTATGCCATGAGAATTTCCTCTAAACCAATTCCCAAGAGTGGAAGGAGTACCATCTGGTTCAACAACTACTCCGTTAAACGAATCAAACATTTCTTCAGAATTACGGTACAACTGAGAAGGATAATACTGGTTATACTCTCCACGGAAAAAATGTTCATACCCTTTCATTTTCAGGACAGTCTCATCATTAACCATCAACTTGTCCATCTTAGAACTAATGTCCTCTATCAAATCTTCTCTAATAAATTTGATATCATCTGCGATACGTGCAGCGATGTCGCCAACAAAAACATTTCCGTTAGGGGCTAAAGTTTCTAACTGATCTATAACACTCCCTAACTTAACTAAGCCTTGGTCAACAACATCAGAACGGGCACTAAGAACTTGTAATCGTTCCATAATCGGAACGATGTCACGAACAACATCCAAATTCTCATTAAATGCTTTACCATATAAAAGTTCCTCACCCGGTAAAACAGCAGGAGGATCTTCTAGCCCGTGGTAAACACTTAATCTGCCATCAGCCTCTCTAACGATTGCTCTTTCAGGAGGCTGCAAACCAGCCCTCGCTAGTAAAGAATCTAATTCTTTACGTAAGGACCACAACTCGTCAACAAGATGATTGCTTTCAGCGAGAGTCTGACCGGCCTCTCGCAATAAAGAACGAATCTCCGCTTCAGACACTTGACCGCTTTTAATCAAACCAGAAAGTTCCATACGGGCAGCAGTCCCGCCAAGAAGTTCATCTAAAGGTTTAAGAAGATCATCTATCTCAGTAGCATATTTTTCACGGCCAGCAACAGCGGCTTCACGCCACCTTCTAGTATTCGCAAAAGTATGTTTCAGCCCTCCTTCAACAGTAGCAATGGTTTCAATCTCAGATTGTTTCGCTTTCATTTTAGCATCTTGCTTACTTATAACATTAACTAGCCTTTGAGCGGTACTGTCATAATTTTGCATCAACTGAAAATAATTATCAAACTCTTCCACATTCAACAAAATGCCTCTAGAAGCCAGATACTGTTCGTTTGCTGCTAAACGAATATCTCTAGACAAAGAAGAAATGTAACCGTTTTGTCGCGCAGAGAACCTTTGCATATAAACAGATTCTTCAGGCCCAAGCCAACCCGCACGCTTCAAAGCATAATCAACTTGTTCAGGGACAGACATACCAAACCGAACATCCCCTTTAGGCCAAGAAGTAAGCAAAGGATTTTTCCCCTCGGTAGGCAGTTGGCTTTTTAATTTCATCTTAAAAAAACTTTCAGGATTATTTTTGTAAGGAATAGTTATCTCTGTTCCCTTAACAAATTTTCCTGTAGAATCAAAATGAGCCGGACGTAAAGAACGCTCTTGCAAGTGACGCGACCAGTTTCTATTTCTCGCCTCAGTCGCTGTAGCAATAGAAGCATAATCAACATCAGGTTCTAACAAACCTTTAACCCAATCAGGTATCTGATCTTCAGGAGTGTCTCTCCAAATATAAGTAAGAAGAGTTTTACCGTTATCAAACCCGCCAACTGCATCTCTCTCTAAAGACTGTGGACTGTATCCCCCATACTCATCCCTTACCTGTTGAAACATTTTAGAAACTCTGCCATCAGGTCCATAAACATCAGGTCGTAAAAGGAATGTTTCTAAATTCTTATTTACCACATCGTTAAACAAAGAGCGAATCTCCGCTATTTGCGTTAACGAAAGGTTAGGAAAATCTTTTGCTAACTTAGCCACCATCTCAGGAGCAATAGATCCATCTTTAATAGAAGCAACCACAGTGTCAGAAACGTTTTGGGTTAAACGACCCAAAACCAGATCATCTCTAACCCCGTAACGGGTAGCGACACGGTTCCCAAATTCCTCGTTCACTCTTTGACCAAGGTCTGTCCAACGAGAAGATAAAGCATCTCCTCTGAAATTGCCTCGTTTAATAATAGAAGAAAGAATAACTTGGTCAGGGTTTTCAGAACGAGCCATAGAAGCAATCATGTTAGATTGAGTGGTCCCCAACCTTTGACCCATAGCCGCACCAAATTTTGTTACAGCAGCACGGTTAACTAAAGAACCCGGCAACGCTTGAATAGTCCCAAACGTTCCCTTAAGGATAGGAATAGAAAATTCAACAGGCATGTACGCTGCTCTACGAGCAACTTCACGCACAGTCTGGTTGACACTTTCATCAAACGCTTCCCTTCTAGAAGCAGTCCTAATAAGATTTTCTAACGATTCATCCCCTAAAGATTCCGCCAACCTACGCTGAGTAAACAACGGAACTTGGCTTGCTCTGCGAGCAGCAGACATTTCCAGAAAAGGAGTAGAGCGAGAAATACGACCCAACACAGGTCCAGTGCCCGGAACCCTTACTTTCAAACCAGTTCCTATACCCAGATCATCAACGATACGAGCACCAACATCCCCATGATTTCTAATCAAAGTATTACGGGCTGCCGAAACACTCTTGTTTTTACCAGCCGCTGAAATAGCGTCACTCAAAGCAGCCAACTCAGGTCCAGTGTCACCCATTTTTTTAAGTTGCCCCACTCTTACACCCATGTCGTCTATAAGACCAGCCGCACCTCTAGCCCTGCTGTAAGCACCCATACCGCCAAGCCACATCAAAGGATCAGTAGCGACATCCCCAACGAAACCTAGAATACGGTTACCCCAACCGCCTAAGCCAGCATCAATACCCATGTCAGCGATAATGTCACCAAACCCGTGATGTTGACGGGTTTGCTGTAACCAGTCGGAACCAGAAAACCCTTCTCCTTGGAATAGGTCCACAGTTTCCTGAATAGTGGAAGCGATAGCGGAACGAGGCATATCAAGCGCCCCTAATGCTTTCATTATGAAACCACCGACACCTCCAGCGTCAGTGTTTCCTGTGGTCCAAGGCTTTAAACGTTCTTGCACACCAGCAAGAACGTCAGGGGTCAAAGCAGGAGTTGGTCTACGTGCCGACCCACGTATAGGCGCATAATTTGTTTGGGGAACAGGAGTTGCAGCGTTATTTGTTAAAGTGTTTAAATAATCTTCTCTAGTTGGAGGCATCGCTACTCCATCGGATTAAAATATAGTGCATCTTCCGCTAAACGAACTGCATCTTCAAAACGAACACTTGGGTTATTCATCAATATGTCTTGAATAGTTTCTGACAACGCTCCCAAAGTACCCGGTGCAAGAGAATCTAAATAAGAACCTTCTGTAGGTTTAAAATAATTGCCGGGTAATTGACCGCTAAGAACCGAGTATGCCAGCATTGGATCCCCACCAAAATCTGGAACACGCTGAGCCAAATATTCTGCGTCTGCCCACAACTGAGCATCAGCAGCCGCAGAAGCATTAGCACCCATCTGTTGTTGAGCAATGCCTGTGCCATACAACATGTCGGCAAACAAAATCATAGGATCAACACCTAAAGCCTGACCTTGGACCTGAGCGGCTTGCGCCATATTCTGCAACTGTCCGATTTGTTCTGTCTGCCCAGTTTGGATACCCATAACAATATCATTGAAAGCGTTCATTGCTGAAGTTTCCCGGTCTGCTTGACCAATTTGAGCGGAACTGATTAGGTTTTGAGCGAAATCCATTTGATTTCCGCTCTGCAAAGCCATAGCATCTGCGATGGCTTGCTCTCCAAGAGACAACACAGCGCTTTCCACACCCATATCGGCTAATTCTCCCGCAACAGTATCAGCGCTTAAACCTAGACTCTCTAAAGAAGCCAACTCTCCCTCAGATAACGTATCTACTTGCCTTTGAAAATCTGTTTGCAAATCTCCATAAACTCTGTCAAGAGTATCCAATGTAGTATCACGCCATTGTTCAGCGTTCATCAAACCTGCTTGTGTCAACTGATTGATTAAACCAATTTGGTCACCGAGCAAATTGGTTAATCCCATAGGATCCCAACTCGGACCAGTTCTTCCTTCTTCTTCTTCTTCTTTTTCTTCTAAATCAGCCATAGCCAATTTAATTATTTCGTCCTGAAACGGATCAGCAAAATCCATGCCTGCTACTTGATCCATCAAAGTAGCGTATTCTTCCTCGCCAAATGTTTCAATAGGCTGTGCAAAACGTTCGTCAGGATCTAAAGGTTCATCTTTATCACCTGTAACTTGCCATGCAATATCTTTTAAAAGATTGCCCCAGTTAAGATCTTCGTTATGAAACTGACGAGAAATAAATTCTTGACGTGCAGTTGGAGAAAGTAATATCTCTAGTGGTTTTCTAAGATTTCTGTCCGCCCAACCCCAAGTATTGCGTTGTGCGTTTATGTAACTGTCTATTAAAGGAATGTCGCCAATTCTGTCTACCACTTGACCTACTTGATTACCAATAGGGCTTTCATAAATAGCATCACCTATTAAGGGTATTCCAGCCCACCAAGGTCTATCGTTTGGTCGGGGCACATCAACAGGTTCTATAGGAGAAACCCGATTTCCCCAGTAAGCATCTGCGTAAGCATCTAATAATTCGGGACTTGAATCATCTTCTTGGTTAATATCTTCCCAAGAAGGCTCGTATCTATATGTAACACTCATTGTGTAGCCTTCCAATACTGATCCGCCACATTCGCCTGCCTTTGAGCAGCCGCAGTACCCTCAGAAATAGCCTGCATAAAACGAGGGTCAGCATAATCCATCGCATAACCCATATTTTGAAAAGCCAACTGCGCTATAGCAGTATCCAAAGCACTACGCAAATCCCCGTAACCACGCAAAGTCTCATCAGCGTACTCGCCTAAATCCTTACGTTTAATACCAGAATTAATCAACCCGCGACTAGCCAACCCCGAATACATCTTCTGCATACCCGGCGTACGCTGCAAACCCCAATCACGAACACCTCTAGCATACGTTTGCCCCGCTAAACCAGATTGATAATTGGTAGCGGCTCTCGCCATATTGTAGTCTTGTTCTCCAAAACTCATAAAAGCCTCCTATAAAACAGTGTTATTCTGTCCCAGAATCCTGAGAAACACAGTCATCACAGCAATTACAATCAACAATAAGTTGTTGTAAATGCGCGACTTGCGCCCGTAAAGTAGCCAATTCAAACTCTAAAGCACCACGTTCCGACAAATTAGACGTAACGTCGTTTAAAGTAATATCACTCACTCTTCATTCCTTCGTAATAAGATAAGTCCGTGTTTTCCACGAATTGTTGATAATCCCCTACTTCTTGAATAATAATCGTTGTTATCGGCTGAGGTCCACTATTCTCATCACCAAACATCGTATTAATAGCCACAATTAAACCGCCCATAGCGGTAGCCAAAGCAGTAATAGCCGTTATTATTTTCGTAAACGACATTACTGGCAAGACTCGCAAACTTCTGGATCTTCAAGCCCACACACCAATTCAACATCAGATCCCTCAATGTCAAATTCTCCCCATTCTTCGTCCATTAATCCTCATCTTCTAACAATATATTCATTTGTGCTTCCACCTGTATCAAACGATTATTAATCTCATCAGTTATCCACTGAGGAGTATTACGTTCCAAATCGGCAGCACGTAACGTGTTCAAATTGTCCATGCTGTCGTCTAATACACGCATTTGTTGTCTTAATTCGTCCATGTCTTCTTCAACAACGGATGTTATTCCGTTGTCAAAGTGCTGAACGCTTCTTTCTAGATCGCTTATTCTTCCTACCACCAAGGAACCCTGCCATGCAATGACAGCCCCCAGTGTCACGCACGAAGCAACAAACCCTAGAGTCGTTTTCTTCAGGCTTACGTCTTTCCATGATGATGGTTGCTCCTCACTCATTATCCCTCCACTACATCAGTAATAGGTTGTTTACACGGTCCACATATGACATCACCATCAGCAGGCTTTATTACTTCTATTCCAACATTTTCATTTGGACAATTTGCGGTACGGCAAGTAACAATATAAGTATTCATAATCAAACCTCCAAAGTTGCTAAAAGTGAAGCGTCACCGGAAACAAAAGAACTAGAAGTATTAAGCAAGAAAACTCTGCAAGACGACGAAGTAATATTGTCCACATTCGGGACTTTGCTCGCGCCGCCGCCACTGTTTGCTTGCGTAACCATCACATTTGGTGCAGAACTAAATCTGCCAGAAGTAAACGTAACAGTGGTTCCTGAAGCGCTAATTGATTGCGAGGCAAATGTTTCTACGATAGGTGGCGGGTTTACTGTTGAATCTATAGTGCCTACAACATCTAACGCTGTAGCAGGATCAGATTTTCCAATACCAACATTGCCACCACTTAAAATAGTCATTCTTTCACTGTCGTTAGTTATAAACCTAACTCTATGCGCTGTGCTAGTTCCAAACAGTCCAGTATCGGAACCATCAGAACCTATGAAAGTAGTAGTCGTACCATTTAACGATCTAAAATACGCCGCTTTACCTGACGAAACTACATCTAACCTATCTTCTGAATTATCCCATAAAAAATACGAACCAGCAGTATCGCTATAAAACTTTACATCAGAACTGGTACCATCAACTCCAACTGTTACATCTCCACTCCCTGTAATCGCTACCGCTCCAGTAACATTTAAACTTCCTAAAGTACCAACGCTTGTTAAAGATGAAGCAGTAACACCACTAGCCAAAGTACCGCCAGACAAAGTACCAGCAGCCGCCGTAACCGTAATGTTGCCCGTACCATCAAACGAAACACCGTTTATGTTCCTAGCCGTAGCCAATGCAGTTGCCGTTGCAGCATTTCCACTCGTGTTCTGATTACCAGCAGAGTTCACTCCCGGAAGATCTATATTGCCAGTCCCGTCAAAAGAAACACCTCCGATGTTTCTTGCAGTAGCAAGCGCTGTAGCAGTAGCAGAATTTCCAGAAGTATCTTGATTCCCTGACGTGTTTACACCGGGAAGATTTATATTCCCCGTTCCATCAAAAGAAACGCCACCAATAGTTCTCGCAGTTTCTAACGCCGTAGCAGTAGCCGCATTTCCCGTGCAAGAACCAGAAGAACCAGAAGCATTACCAGTGACATTACCAGTTAAAGCGCCAGCAAACCCAGTAGCAGTTACAACTCCAGTTCCAGAATTAAAAGTAAAACTTGAAGAACCAGAAAAAGAACCAGAACCGTTATATTGGACTTGAGTATTAGACCCACCGGGAGAAGCACTACTAGCCGCATTAATCCTGTCATCAATAGCAGCACTAGTCATTAGCGAAGTATCGTTGTCCGCAAATGATTCGCTAGAAGTTTGTACCGCTGTGATCCCAACTGAATCTATTGTCACCGTACCTGAAACAGTTAAAGAGCCAAGCGTACCAACGCTAGTTAAAGAAGAACCAGTTACTCCGCTTGCTAACGAAGAACCTGTCAAAGTTCCTGCGGCAGCAGTAACAGTAATATTACCTGTGCCGTCAAACGAAACACCATTTATGTTTCGTGCTGTCGCTAAAGCAGTCGCAGTAGCCGCATTACCAGTCGTAGATCCAGAAGAGCCAGAAGTATTTTGATTACCGGCTGTATTAACACCCGGCAAATCAATATTGCCGGTGCCATCAAAACTTACACCGCCAATGTTTCTTGCAGTTTGTAACGCAGTCGCTGTCGCTGCGTTTCCTGTAGCAGAACCAGCAGTACCTGAAACGTTACCAGTAACATTTCCTGTCAAATTACCTGTTACCGACGTGGTTGTTAACACCCCCGTACTCGGATTGTAATTAAGACCAGTGTCTGTTTCAATTCCTTGAGTACCTGTAGCGCCGTCAACAAAAGTAAGGTACACAGTCTCGTCTGTAGTGTTGTTAGCAGTCGCTGTAACATTAGTAGACTCTGTAGCAGTAGCAGCATTGCCGCTTGTGCTTTGATTTCCAGCAGTATTTACCCCCGGTAAATTAATGTTACCCGTACCGTCAAAACTAACTCCACCTATAGTACGAGCCGTTTGCAAAGCAGTAGCAGTTGCAGCATTACCTGTGATACTACTAGAAGTAAAAGCAACCGTTCCCGAACCATCAGGAATTGTAACCGTACGATCCGCAGTCGGATCAGTTACCGCAACTGTAGTCTCATAATCATTAGCAGTAGCGCCTTCAAACACGAGAGGGCTAGCAGCAGCAAACGTAGCAGAATTAATAGAAATGTCTGAATCAAGATTTACTGTCACGGTGGCGGCAGAGCCTCCACCGTTTAAATTAGTACCAGCAGTAAGAGTATTTATCACACCGTCAGTTCCTGACGAACCCGATGCGCCAGCAGGACCAGTCGCCCCAGTATTTCCTTGAGCCGCAAGAGTCTGCCAGTAAGCATTATCACCCGGAGTGTTCCCAGTTGTCGCCTGTCTAGCAACATACGACGACCCGTTATATGTAACTACATCACCAGTAGCGTATGTTGTGCCAGACCCGTATGTCCCTACGTAATCGGGGCTTCCCGATATCGCGATAGTAGCGGGTGGTGTAAGGTTTTTTTGTACCTGAAATTTTGGGATACTCATTCAGCCTCCTCCAAGTGCCACTCAAGATGCCGGTTTTGCGAGTCTCTGACTTCGCGCACATCATCTTTTACTTCTCCAACATCATCTATAATCATTTCCAACATGGTTAAATTTTGAGCGTGTTGCTCATTGTTTTCGTCCCGAAATCGTTTGCCCAGCAACGCCAAGATACCGCTTACAGTTGCGGCTGCGATTAGCCCGACTGCGCCGATGATTTCGGCACCCATTATGCCTCCAGCGCTGTTATTCGTGCTTCTTGACGTTTAATAACATTTACTAAAGCAGGTATAACACGGTCATATTGAACACCATCTGCTTCTCCGTTAGGACCAAAATGCACTAAACGAGAATCAATTTCAACAACTTCTTCAGCGATAAAACCCCAATGAGATCTATCTTTATCATCGCCAGAACATAAAGACTTGTAAGAAACAGGACGAAGATTTAACACCGCATCAGCAGAATCGTCATCCATTGTTTCAACATCTGTTTTAAACCTTATAGAAGAAGTAGAACGTTTAAAATCTCCTTGAGGTGAAGAATCAACAACCATATTTGCGGAATCGGTAGTCGTAGTGGTATAAGTTGTAGGACTGTTTAGAATACCAGTGGATTTTAACCTTAATTTTTCTGTATTGTTTACAATGAAATAAATGTCGTGATCAGAGGTAGTACCCCATAAAGCAGAAGAGTTTCCAGCAGGACCAAAAACAGTAGTTGTCGTACCATCGGATTGTTTAATATAAGCATCACCGCTTGCTGTTGCGATATGAAGCGGTTTATCAGGAGAAGCAGTACCAATACCTACCTCACCGCCTATAAGAACTAGCCTGTCAGCGGCTTGATCGTACAACATGTACGCTCCATCAGTTGCACCATAAAATTTTACATTGTAACCTGTGTCGTTGGCTCCAACAGTAACTGTTCCATCAATTTGAACAGCGCCATCAATATCTACAGCATCAAGATTAGTAGTACCATCAACATCTATATTTCCAGAAAACGTTGCAGTACCAGTCACACCTAAAGTAGCATCAAACGTAACCGCCTCATCAACATTCAAAGTACCTTTAATTGTAGTCATAGACCCAGAAGTACTTAAATCAGGAGTACCCTTAGCCCAAGTCTCTATATTAGTAAACCGAGTATTCATCGCTGAAGCCACAATCGTAGTTCCAGCAACAAACGCCGAGCCTGTGCTTAAATCTGCCATTACCTTATTCTCCTAGTTCTGTACATTCCTACTACAGAAGTGCATCCCCATTTGCCGTTGTTATTTGTAGTCGGATCAACATTAAACCTTATAGATATAGCCTTTGCTGTCCCAGCAGAAGGCCACTTAAAGAACTTATAAATCTGAGAATCACCAAAAGAAACCCAAGAATCAGTATCCCACGTAGCAGAATCCCAAGCAGCAGTAGAAGCCTCACCAGTAATCTGCTGAGACAAAGTAACAGCCTCACTTCCCGTGTTGTAGTCTTTATAAATTTTCATTTGAACAGAAACAGTGTTATCAGCCAAAAGAACAGTCCTAGTTTTGCCCCACCGTTTACCAAACGTGGGGCGATTACCCTCCAACCAGCGAGTCTGATAAAACGAATGAATCTGAGTATTAGAAGGAGCGCCAGTATAATCGTCCACATCGGCATCAACATTGACTTTACACACGCGAGTAAACGCAGCAGTTGTCACCCCACTAGCGACATCAGAAGTAGCGCATAAACCTAAATGCGTTCCGCCCGGTGGTTTATAAGCAAACAAATTCCGAGCATTAATATCAAAACGAGTCCAACTACCTCCTTGCCCCAAAGAAGGATCTAAAACAAAAACGTTACGACGATTAGTTTGGTTAGAGTTTTGTATCCCGTCACCAGACTGATAATCAACAGAAACCCATAAACGATTATCAAACCACATTAAAGAAGGAACGCCAGTAAACGTCAACTGGCTTCTAGTTATCGCTGGTTTAAGAGGGTGAAACATGTAACTTAAAGATTCCGTGCTCAACATGTACACGCCTTCTTGCGCGTACCAGAAGAAAACTCCCGCTGGAGTAGCAACCGGAGTGCAATCATCTATGCTTCCTGCAATTCTTGTCAAGTTAATAACTTGAAAAGAATCTGAATCAAACCCGTAAACACCATAAACAGCGTTCTCTTTGAACACGAGTAAACGATCTCCGTTAGGAACAATGGCGGTAATATGGTCGCCATGTTCACCAATGTCAATATCTATATAAGAATCTGATTCCCATTCATCACCTTTGTCTAACTCAGACCAACGAATACGATTTGCGTGAGTGACCCAACTCCCAGTATCATCTTCTTTAGTATTAGCAACCCAAACACGTTCACCCCAAGTACACATCAACCGAGCCAAAGGAAAATGCCCAGCCGTACCATCAATATCAGGCGTTAACACAGAGGCGCTATTAGCGCCAGTCCACTTCACAGCAGACTTATCAGTTTCAAACAACGTCCCATTACAAATATATGTTTCATCATTAAACGTAACAAAACCCGGCAAAGCATGACCAGCCAAAGCAACACCAGAACCACTAGCGCTAGTGTTTATACGAGTAAAATTCCCACCAGAACCATAATATAAAGCCGTATTAGAACTATCCTTAGCGGCAACAAGAATCTGATTATCCCCAGTAGTTTCATGGTGAGAAGAAATTTTAAGAATTTCACCCAAAGCAGAAGCGTTTAACGCATCAATAGCGTCACGACGAGCAACACCACCACGTGGATCAACTTCAACATTTAACATTGCAGGAGATTCATCAGGACCAAGAGAAGTCTGATCCGCTCTAAGATTCAAACCGCCTGTAAAATTAGACAATTCTTCATAACGATACGGTTCTCCGCTACTAGCAGGCGGAATATTATCTTCTAAACCCATCGGCTACTCCCAAGAGTAACGTAAACGAGGCGGCAAATAAGATTGACTAGCCCACTTGCTAACCGCACGACTATTTAAAATCATAGGCTGCGGGGCAGGAGTATCATTAAAACGAGCAGCAAGGTTAGATAACTCTCCTAAAAACTGAACATAATATTGTTGAGCCATACCGCCATCTTCTTGCTGCTGGTAACAACGGTAAATAACATAAAGGCTTAAAACATTATCAAAAGGATCTGGAAGATCAGGCTCAGTATCATCTGCGACGCCTGAACTGCTGCCAAAAGGAGCAGCGTTTTTATACCCACGAACATAAATAGTGTAAGAAGAATCAGGAGTAGGATACAACCTTACAGTGTCACCCCAGTAAGACCAATACCAAGGTTCACCAGTAGTATTCGTATCTAACGGATACATAATATCCGCATCATCTGATCCGATTAATTCAAGAACATGATCGTCTGTTCTTAAACTGTTTATTTCACGCAACCCATTTGTAACTGAAGCACCAACTGTCGTAAGGGTGTAGTCTTTAGTATCAGAAGTAGCAGTAAAAGTAGTTGAGGTTTCAAGAAACGGCCAACGTTTCTCAGAATGGATAATAAGATTATATCCTTCAGAGATAAAATGATTTAATGTAGCGTCAGAAATATCTGTTGTATCTATATCAACAACGTTTCTGGCGTATTCACGCATTTCTGATAATTGCATTAAATCCTCTATCCTCTATGAAAAGAACAAAACTCGCTATCTCCCGCCTTATGCCCCTTGCATGGTTCTCCATTTTTTTTAACTGAAGAACAAATATTAGAATCATACACTGGTCCTTGAACACTGGTATCTGCTACACGATGAACATTTCTGTTTGGCCCTACAGCCTGAGGTCGTGGACTAGCATCTCTAAAATTTTCTGCTGGTTGGCCGTAAGGCCGCATATCTTGTTTGTAAGCGATTGCTCTAACTCTCATATTTTTTCTTTCATGTCGGGTGGGGGCCGCAAGCAGCCCCCACCTAACAATAGAATTAACCGTTAGTAATTCCGTGTAAACGTCCTTGACGTGCACGGTTGCTAATGGTCATGTTTCCGTAACAAAGAATTTGTGAGAACACAGAATCTTGGTTAGTTGGGCGCACAAACGGGGTTGGTTTGAACCAAACGTCGCTGTGGGCTACAAGTTGAATGTATTTCGTGTTAAGGAAGTACATTGCATTTGCTTCGCAATTTGAATCAAATGTTACGGGCGCACCCTTGAACATAAGATTCTGGAATCCACCGTCAGCCAAGTCAGTGTCGGTGTACCGAATTTGACTTGAAAGCAATGCTTCGTAGGCTTCATAGCCCTGTTGTCTTGCGAATATGATGGTAGGTTGATCGTTACCTACAGAAACGGTGTTATAAATAGTTCCCATTCCTGAAAGAGACAACGCTCCACCAAGGTTTGTTTGAGTTGGTGCCCAGAAAGAGTTACCAGAACCAGATGGGTTAATACCACCTACGGTGCTTCCAGAAACTAAACTTTGGATACCTTCCCAGTCCTTGCTTGAGTTGCCAGAACCATCACCCCACAACATGGTGTTCATGTTGTCAATGATTGTTTCCTGTGCTTGGAATATTTTTCCTTCAAGCAAGTCAATTATTTGAGCCTCACCATTGTTTTTGGCTTCCTCTATACCAGTAATAGTTACTGTTGCTGCGTACTGTTTCCAGTCGTATTCAGCGGCTGAGATACCTGTTTGAGCGGTAACCGTCAAAGTATCTGCACCAGAATATGAAGCAGCAGTAGAGTTTGAACCGTAAATAATGGGGACTACAATCTTAGCACCACCTGATACACGACGAATGTTGTCGCCTTTGGTCATGGCATAAAATAGAGGCCGAGCCGAAAAGACGTTATCAACTAACTTCGGTACGTAGTTATTCAGGGTAGTGGTAAGTATTTCATCAAAATTACTGTTACCAGCCATTTTTGTTGTCCACCTCCTACAGTGAAATTATCAGGTTAAGTTTTTCTTAGCCTGAGCAAAAGCCTCTCGGATCGTTTGTGGAGGAGTTTGAGTCTGGGTTTTAACAGCCTGTGCAGCAGTTGAACCACCAGATTCAACAACCGCAGCATCCCGTTTAGCCCCAGTACGCTCTTGCTCTTTTTCCAACTTTGTCGCTTTTTCAGAAACTTCACCAAACCGCATATGAGTTAATGCTGCTTCAAGGTTTCCTATTTTGTGACGCAACGCATGTTGAAAAAGTTCCGTAGAGTCAAACTCTCCATATTGACCTTTAAGATCTTCTACTTGTTTTTCTACTTGTTGTCTACGCGCTACACGATCTTGCATAGCCAAGCGACCTTCAAGTTCAGCCAACCTTTGGGCAGTAGCATCCTCAAATTCATTTATTTGCGGTTCCTCGTCGCTATACCAATCATTTTCATAACGTTCAGTATTTCTTTTAGGAGCCGGAGGTTGTGCTACCAAACCAAATGCCTCACCTAAAGCGTTTAAAGTTTCTGCTGGATTATTTTCCAACGAAGAAACTATCGCCTCTGCTTGCTGCAATCGTTTGCGTTCGTCTGCCAACTCCTGCGTCTTACGGGTGTAATCCGCTTGTCGTTGGTAGCCGTCTTGAAGTTCCTCAAGACTGACCTGCTGTTCTTCACCATCTACCTTTACGGTGTAGGCTCCTTCAACAGGTTCCTCTATAACTTCTATTGACGCTTCAGAATTATCCACTTCTGTGGGTTCCATCAACTCGTCATCCATTTTTTTACCTCACTTTAGAGTCCATAAGGTTGCTCTATAAGAACAGGACAAACTGTCCCATTATAAGTTAAACAAATCCAAACCCATTTGGCCTTGCATTTGTGCTAACAACTCAGGGGGTATACCACCAGTCGGTGCAAAAGCACCGGCTTCAGGGGCCGTAGGCGGCATCATTGCTCCCATGTCCGAAGGCATACCCATTGCAACATCCGGTCCACCTTCAGGATCGGCTTGTTCCGGTCCCATAGGCATAGGAGGTTGTTGCATAATAAATTTATCAGGATTCTTAATACCGAACCCTTGCTGAAGAACATGTTTTGCTAAAGCCGTAGGATCAATAACAGTTCCAATTAAAGGAGCCATAGCATTTAATAAAGAAACAGCCTGTTGTTTTCTAATTGTGTCATTCATTGGCTGTGTAGACCCAGCCTCTACACTGAAATCATATTCCCCAACAATATCTTCTCTTGAGAACGGAATAAAAAGATTTTCTCCGCCATTAGCGGCGACATGAGCCATCATTTCACCAGTCATAAACTGTTGCATAACTTGGATCACACGACGGGCTATCATCCCGATACTAAGTTCTACAATCGCTAGTTTGTCTGCTGCTCTAGCGTTACCAGCATCAGCAATAATTGAAGCCTCAGTAGCAGTACGACGTATCTCAGGCATCTGCCCGCGAGCATACTCTGAAACACCAGAAACAACATTAATGTCATTTTCAATAATTGAAGAAGTGTTATAAACTTCTGGAGATAAAGGCACTTGCGGCAAAGGCATAACAATTTCAGATAATGGTTTGTTCTCGTCTACAACAGGAACAAACCGTCCATCTTGTTCAGATTCTAAAGCCTCACGTCCTTCAGGACCAAACGAACGTTCGTGATATAAATATTTACGTCCATAACGTTTTCTAGCATTTACAAGTTGGCTTCGTGTTTTATCTAATTCTTCTTGCAAAGATTCTATTGCTTCTAAATCACCCATTGGGTAGAAAAAATCAGGAACATCGTAATTTCGTATCATTACAAAAGGTTGGCCGTAAGCGTAAGGCATAGGAGTTGGGTCTAAAAGAAATTCATCGCCTGAATCAGCCAAAACAGACATAGTGTTTTCCATCATGTCGTAGTATTCCCAAATGATTACACGTTCTTTGTCGGAAACGTAGCGTTCATCTCGGACAGGGTTTTGTAAAGAATCAACCATTGACGCATCCGCAGATAATTGTTTTCTTACAGAAGGTTTGTATCGTTTATCTGCTTGCGCTTCTTCTAAAGGTCGGATAATTCTTTGAGCGATCCATTTAGCATCTTCCATGCAAGTTGCTTCTGGGTCAACCAAAATATCAAAAGGAGAAACACGTTCTACGAAAGGCTGATCTTCTACAATAGTCATTTCTGTAGAAGGGAGGTTTGCTAAAAGATCTTCGTTAGTTGGTAAATCTCCAGCCATGTCAGGATTTTGCATAGCGAAAAGATCTGCTTCAGTAATGGATTCTTCTAAATACATTTCTCGTTCAGCGTCGCTTAATGCACGTTCTTGCTCAACAAATTTCCAACCAACTTTAATCCAGCCATGTCCAAAAATAAGGAAATCTTTTACTGCACGTTTAAACGGCGTACGAAAGTCATGATGTTTCCAAAGATAGTTGACTACTGCTTCAACAAAAGCAGAACGGTCTTCGTCCTCTGGTTTATTAGGAGTTACAACAATTTTAGGATAATTTACTGAAACTGAAGGAGCAATAACATTAATAGTAGAAAACGCAATGTTTACTGCTATTAAATCTTCGTTATTAACAGTTGTTTGTGGCCAATGTTTTCCTCGGTAAAGATCAATCATTCGTTGCCAAAGTTGGTCATAACCCATTTCTTCACGCCAACGAGTAGACGCAATAATTCTTTCAGTTATTATTTCGTGTTTTTCTTTACGGGTTTTACGTGCCATTACACCCACCGCGCTCCAACAGGTTCAATGTTGCGACCTCCGGCTGTAGCCTCAGCATAAGCCTTGTCGCTTCTTTCTTTAATTGTCATATCCTGCTCATCCGCAGGAAGCATAGACCTAAACCCGGCACCAGTTATAACTTGGAAACCTAAAAGTTTTTGTCGCCATTCCCACAGTTCAGCAATTTCTTCATCCGTCTGAGGTCCGTTAACTTCAGCGCAATAAGCGCTGAACTCTTTAAAAGTAGCAGACGGTGGTAAAACCGCCATTGCTATGCGCGGCTATGCTTTGGTTGCTGACCGGCAGGTTCTACGTCACCTGTAGTTCCATGTTGGTTAAACGGAGTTTGACGTGTTGAAACACCAGCATGGTAATCGCCACTTCCTGCTGCACGAGGAGATGATTTCTGCGTGTTAGTAGAACTTCCCTCTTTAGCCGGATTAGAGCATACAGATTGACCGCGCTCTAAACGTGAACTTTGGCCGGTCCCATCAACAGTACGAGTACCGCTAGTATGGGAAACAAATTTTGTTGCCATTGAATATCCTCCTTAAGAATATCGTCATATAGAAAGGACGTTGTGTCCCACTTTATACAGAACCTCTTGTAGTAGAAGCCCCAATTCTGGTATTAGGCTCATCAGAATCGTCATTTATGACCATTCTCATAAACCAATCCACAGTCCAGTAATCGTCTACAACCGGCGCATATTCAGGCATAAACGCGTATTGTCTCATTTGATTAGACAACGCTAAAGCCATTACACGGTCATCATGCGGGGAACCAGCCATGGTTCCACGCTCGTTACGAACGTAAGAACGTAACTCAGCGACAGTAAAACGATCATACAACGTTAATTCATCACTACGTAACGCCATTCCCAGATCATCAATTAGTAAAGGTTTAGACGTACGAGTTGTTTTCCAACCAAATTCTTGGGAAACATTATTAGTAACTTGATTTAAAGAACGTTTCCTAAACAAGTTAGGGTAACCCAGATGACGCAACTGAACAATAGTAGTCAAACCATGGTTGTTTGACTCTACACAGCATAAAGCCTTGTTGTACCACAAGCCAAGGTTGCTAACTTCTTCCGCTAGTTCATCAGGTGGAATATGCCCGTGCCAAACCGCAACTTGTTCGCCTGTACGCACGTCTAAAATTTGTATACAAGAAAAATCTCCGTGCGCTAAACCCTCAGCGGTGTCAACACCCATACAATAAATATGATTAGTTTCTGGTTCTTTCCAAACAGTTAAACTCATGCTTCAACCTCAATAAAAATACATTCGCCGGGGCACTCTTCCGCAGATTCAATAGTTGCTTCAAGGTCAACCTCTTCAACAACAGCCATACCTTCAGCCATTTTTAACGCAGGGTCGCCTTTAGGCGCACCATCAGGACCGTAAATAGTCGGCCAATCTTTTTCTTTAACATAAGCCAAACCATCATCGTGCATTTGGAACACATCAGGTGCGATCTCAGCGCACAATCCGTCACCAGTGCACAAATCTTGATCTATCCACACTTTTATTAAACTCATGACACTCTAAACTCTACAGGACCGCCCGGAATATGATGCAACCAGCCAGAAACACCCTCACGGCACGCCGATTCCATTCTTTCTAGCACATCTAAATCAAAAACAGGGTTACCAGACTTAATAAACGCCTCTTCTGGTGTAGTCGGATACTCTTGAGCAAGTTGCCAAGGCAACATAGAGTCAACTTTTTCCTGATACCACGCATCAGCACGGTCCTCCGTCGCAGACCACGGAAAAAACATAGGCTCAAACTTGTTTGTGCCTGTCTGCGCCCCAACCCACAGTTGATGATAAAAGTTACCTGACCCATTAGCGGTAGATAAACCAATAATACGTCCACCAACGTCGGCTACAGGCTCAATAGAAGCCCACGCTTCTTCAGGATTAGGTAAGAAAGCCCACTCATCCACCACTATTAAAGAGGCAGATTCGCCACGGGCGGGATCTGACGCTGAAGGCATAGATGTGATTTGTGATCCATTGTCAAATGCCATACGTTGTTGATGTTCCATCAACGATTTAGGACCACGGTCAATCATCCACTCAGGTAAATGCTTAAAACCATACTTAGTTTTCTTTAACAACAACACAGATTCACGTTCCGTACGTGACAAATCAATAATATTCTGGTCAGGATGAAAAAAAGCAAGCCAAAACTGATGGGCCGCCACCAAAGTGGACCATCCGATCTGGCGGGCTTTAAGAGTCAGCGAGTATCTATTAGCATCCCAATGCCCAAGCGCATATCTTTGAGCCTCTCGGAGATCAAACAGTATCCTACCGTGAGCAGGGTGAGCAATATGCCAATAATTGCAAAGAAAATGCTCTTCGTCGTTGACGCATCTGCGCCATTCAGCCTCTCTCCGTAAATCAGCGACACGACTCATCCTCTAGTAGGTTTACCCCAAATGTTATAACCCATACCTTGAGGAAGATTCAAACTTTGACCCGGCTGCAAATACGTACCCAAATCATTCATTTGCCTAATCTCATACAAAGCCTGCTCCAGCCCTATAGGATTACCTTCAAAACGCATACTATCAGGAAACATTGAAGCAGGAGTAGCCAAATTCCAAAGACTTTGCAAAAGATTTGTACGATTAGGTTCTCT